GCCCCACCTCGTTGTGTCACAGTCCCATTTGGCGCTGTGCAAAGACCGCAGGTACTGCTGACTCAGTACGCGTAGTGGTAGCAGCCCACTCATCATGCCTTTGTTACATTATGCAGCAGGGGCATTCGCTGGATTTCTTGGAGGAGTGCTTGCGTTGGCGCATCATCGTGGCCTCAAACCCTTTGTTTCGGAAGATGCAGTTGTTGCGAAGCACGACTTGGACGGCGCAATCGCTCAGGGCGTGAATTATGAGCCTGGAACTCGAGATTGTGAACCAGGTGAATTACATGACTTCCTTGACGAGGAAATTGCACCGGAGGATGAAAGTGCTGATGGCAATGAGGATGCTTCAGGAGGCAAGCGGGGACGTGGTCCGGCGACTCGGCGTCTGTACAAACGTAAAAAGTTTGTACACGAGACGATGGCAGGAGGCGTTGCTTCTAGCGCGTACCTCGGTCACATCATTGCAGAGGCGCGCAACATCTATGCGTCAAGAGCTGCGACTTCTAATCATGTTGCAGCTGCAAGACTTTTCCTAGCTCGCCTCATGAAAGAACATGGGATGCGGCCCACGCATATTAACTCAAAGTTGGATGCGTGTGTGTTGGCCGTATTTTATGTTACGGATGAGGAGCGCGCCACAGAGAAGGCGTGGGATGAGTTACGCCGTGTTGGGAGGATTCGTACCCGTGGTTTGATTTAGTGGTGCCGCGAGAGGATACCCTATATTTCCCATTGTTCGACGGCGCCAGACCACAAGTCGCTGAACATTAGGAAATGGGTGCCCACGCGGTACAGGAAGTTGGAGTATTACCGTGCCGGTTGGGAGCACGGTTCCCTTCCCATTGGTCCTTTTCACAACAGTGTTGGTAACGTGGTGTCAGGTATGAAGGAACGGGTGTTTTACACCGATTCTCTTGGAACCTTACGCCCCACCTGCATTCGCAAAGCTAGTGAGTTGTTTGACGTGGTGCGTACGGTGGCTACGTGTATAGGTGATTGCAGCCGAGCGACCGGTGAGGAATTTATTTCCACCAGGACCGGCTCCAAGCGCAAGATATACGAAGCTGCACGGCGTGACATGTCCGATAATCCCACGACACTAAGCGAGTTGGCTAAACTTGGGTTTTTTGTTAAAACTGAGTCCACGGTGTGGAACAAGTTGCAGGTGCCGCGCATCATATCGCCTAGGCGACCGGGTTACAACTACTTGTTGGGCAGGTATTTATTACATTTTGAGAAACCCTGTTATCAGGCATTGGCTTCGTTATGGGGTGTCGACACTGTTGTGTCGAAAGGCTTGACACAAGAGGAAAAGGGGGCTTTGATAGCCGACAAGTTGAAACCCGGTTGGGTTTGCGTCGGTTTAGATGCTTCGAGGTTCGACCAGACCATAGGTAAGGAATTGCTTACCGCTGAGCATGAGGTGTACTGCCAGTGTTATCCAGGCGACAGGTTTCTTAGGGAATTGTTGAAATGTCAGCTGGACAACTCTGGGAGAGCATTGTGTGATGATGGCATGGTCAAAGCTCGAATAGGTGCTATGCGGTGCTCAGGAGATCAGAACACATCTCTTGGGAACTGCATGATATCGTGCATGCTTGCCCATTTATTTTGTGTTGAGAAAGGTTTGCTCGAAGTTGATTGCCTGAATGATGGGGATGACCTATTGTTATTTTTACCTGCCGTTTGTTTACCGAAGTTGGACGACCTTCAGGATTGGTATTTGCAATGGGGTTTGCGAATGAAGGTCGAACCACCTGCTTATAGGCCAGAGCAGGTGGAGTTCTGCCAGAGCAAGCCAGTGTGGACCCCTAGGGGTTATGTCTTAGTCCGCAATCCGACTAAGGCTTTGAACACTGACTTTTCCGGTAATGGTAAGCTTGGTGATGACAACCAGTATCAAGTTCACTTGAGAAGTGTTGGTGTGTGTGGGTTGTCCATGGCGGCGGGCATTCCCATTTTGCAGTCTTACTATTGCTGGGCTATTCAACATGGCAGAACCGGTAAAAACATTGAGTCCTACAATGGAATTCAGTACCAAGGGCGTATTCAACAGCGTGCTGGGCACTTTGCGCGTGCTACAGACGTTGACGCTTTGACCCGCGAGAGTTTTGCTCTCGCTTTTGGTATTGAGGCGGCGCAACAAATAAATATCGAACAAGGCATTGCTGACATGCCTTTTAGTCGCCGTTGTGATGAGCTAAACGTTATACACCCATATTTCGTGGAAAACAATCTAACTCTTGCAGATTGAGCTCATCATGCCTAAAAATAAGAAAGCCAGCAAGAAGGTCAAGAAGAGAATTGCTAGAAATGTGCCTAGGGGATTGACGCCATACCAACAATTGTTGGATGACCCATGTACTGCTAATTTGTTTTCACCTTACGGTGGTGAGAAGGGGTTTGTGCAACGGTTTGTGCAGGACTTGACCGTTAATACTCCCGCTGGGTCTACTGCCGGGTTTATTACGATTTGCCCTAGCACAAATAATGTGCTTACCGTTAACGTTGCCACGAGCAACACAGCTCAGTTGCCTACCATTACAGCGGGGCCTGGAGCGTCTTACTTGGCCGCTAATGCCAGTAAGATTCGAGCCATTTCTTGCTGCATTCAGGTGATTCCGGCTGCTGTTAGTTACAATTCTCTTACGGGTGAGATCGGTGCTTTTGTTACAGCCCAAAGTACATTATCTCTTGGCCTTACCGCCAACACTTATTCACCTGATGGAGTGTTGCAGCTTTGCCCAGTGCGTTCGGTGTTAGCAAAGAAGCAGTATGAGGCCAAGTGGTTTCCCGGTTCATTGGAACATGCGTATTCAGGTGCACTCCAGGCGAATGCTGGGCAGTTCGGAGCTGATGAGAGTGATGTTAACATTGTTGGGATGGTTTGGCGCGGTTATCCTGCAGCCACCGCCCTCAATGTTAGGATCACTACCGTCGTGGAGTGGGTGCCAAGGAGCAATCTAGGCATCGCAGTCACTTCCGCTCCTGGTGCTCCTCAGAATTCGCTGGGAGAAGCCTTTCAGCTCCATACCATGGCCCCCAATTGGTGGCATAATTTGCTTGGCGATTTAGGTGACGATGCAATGAAAGCTGCTCGTTACGTAGGTCGTAAAGCTATTGCCTACGGAGCGGGTGCTTTGGAACGTGGTCTGATTAGATCTGCCACCAATGCGATGCCAATGTTGTTGGCTTGACGGAGCCCAGTCGTTAAACCGGATATTAGAGTTGGTGATCCACGGCCTTAAGTAGAGGGTACCGGGAGTCCGTTAGATTGCCATGGGGGCAATTACGCGGGATGGGCCTTCCGAACGTACCATACATACGAAGATGGAGTGGTGATGCAACTATTAGTATTTGACCAGCATTTGATATTGTGTGTGGCTTCGCGGAAGGATAGGCACGCGTTAAACAGCCTTCATTAAGCACGGGGATAGTTTTGCGCAAGGGGACCCCGGAGTGTTAGTGGTCCTCCACAGCTTGCTGTGGAGAATTTATGC